AACAGAAGGTAAGTATGGATGAGGTAATCCAGAAGCTCATGCAGAATATACACCAGTTAAATACTGATTATCAAACATTTGCGGGGGCAATTAATGATTTAAATACTAAAGTTACAGTATTGGAATCACGGCTAATCAGAGTGTTTGAGATGTTGGCTGGGACAGAAAATAAACAGGTTGCATTCCCCTCAAAGATTGAGGTGATAGTAAAAAATGACATGGCACAGGAAGCTTATAAGGAATGGAAAAAATATCGAGTGAGATAAAAGGAGAAATAAATGAGGTTTTTCTATAAGAGATTTCCTAAGAGGGAGTTCACACTATATCCATTGGGAGACTTTCATTATGGTTCGCCCCAATGCAACGTTAAATTTGTTAAACAAACGATTGATGAAATTAAACACAACCCTAATGCTTACTGGATAGGGATGGGAGACATGATGGAAAATGCCATCGTTGGCTCGAAGTCTGATGTTTATACTCAGGTATATCCACCAAGAGAACAGATGGAAGATATCGTAAGTATGTTAACTCCTATAAAAAATAAAGGGTTATTCCTTATCGCTGGCAACCATGAACAAAGAACAATGCGACAAGTAGGTTTGATTCCAGAAGAACACATAGCTTATCAGTTGGGGTTGCCCTATAAGGGATTCTCTTGTTTTGCTTTATTCCAAATGAGCAAGTGCAAAGCCCCAAGTTCTTTTAAAATCTATGCTCATCATAATTATGGCGGAGGATATACGATGGGAGGCAAAGTTAATCGGGCAGATAAACTACGGCTCATTGCTCCAACTGCTGATGCAATTTTTAGCGGGCACTTCCACATCACTTCACGTATCCCTGTTACTTGGTATGATGTGGGACGCAAGAAGATAATCAAGCATACTGGGTATGATTATATTACAGGGTCGGCTTTGGAGTATGCAGGTAGCTATGCTGAGGAGAAGGCAAAGCCATCGGCTGCGGTAGAGTTTATCAGCGTTACTTTTAGAGCTGGAGTTAATGGTAGATATGATGGAAGGGAGCAGATTTATAAGGTTATAACTCCGAAGGAGAAATAGTTGGGCGAAAAGATAAAGCGTAAAGAACTTCCTAATTATCTTGGAGTCTTGAGGCGGATGTGGAGGACGGAGAAGACCCACCATCCACCAAAGAGGAGGAGAAATGAGAAAGATAAATATTCCAAAAAATTTCTTGCCAACGCATGATTTGGCTGAACGGGCGTATTGGTGGTGTGCCCATTTACTAACTTTTAGCAAAAACCCATTTTTTAAAGTAAGGAAGAAAAATGAGCAAAAAACAAAAGTTTAGTAAACACCTCAAAATTGTGCTCGAGGAGATGTGTCGTAGGGTTGACATCGGGTTCGAACTTGTCAACTTTGAGGATGAGAATTGGTATCAAAAACATAAATGGACAGAAAAGGAACAGGATGATTTTGTAAAGTGGCTTACAGATTATCTGTATGCGAATACTGAAGCAAGACAGGAACTCACTACGGTGTATTATAAGAATAAGAAGCAACTCAAGAAAGTGGCAACGGAATTCACATTTAATTACGGATGGAGTTTTAAGAAATCCAGGGAAATTATTAGAGAGGAAATTGAAAAATTTATAAGACAAAAAACTAGAAATATTCATAGGCTGTAAAATAAAGGAGGAGAGAAATGAACATAAATACAATAACGATTCCCCTAAATCAGGAAGGAGCATTAGAATTAGGCAAGTGCCCATGTGATATTTGTGATGTAGGATGGGCGGAGTATTGTCAGAATAGAAAACCCAAGCATTGTATGGATACTTGCGAATATTATAAAAGATGGATGGAGAAAACGTGAAATTAGATTGCGTAATTCGTGCTAAAAACGTGAACTCTAATTGCGTAATAAAATGAAGTTCTGTGATTATTGCACTAGGGACATGAGTAAATGGAACTTAGATGAAGGTCGGATACTAATGTGTGGTCATTGTCTCCAGCGATTGCTAGGCTATATGGTAATAGAAAGCCCTCAGCTCGTGCCTACGCCACGAACAAGCACTAAGGCAAGCCCTTGTATGGGTAAGCCGTGGAATCGCAAAAAATTACCTATAAAATGGAGTGATACGTTATGAATATTAAAGAAAAGGATGACAAATTTACCGCTGCCTGGATGGATAGATGTCATAAGTTAGAACTGGAACTGATAGAAGTTAAGAATAAGCTAGGAGCAAAGCCAAAAGTGACAAGGGCGTTTGTGGAGAAGTGGGCCAAAGGCTGTGAACAACTCTATATAAACTGTGATTTACTGAGTCGCTTCTTTCTGAATTTACCATGTCAGCTTGAGAAGATGCTCAAAGAGGCAGGCATGGAGGTGGAGGAGAAATGAATGATAACTAAAGGAGTCGGAGATTTTAGCACTAATGAGGATTTAACCCTAAGTTTTGTTATTCAATTTTTAGAGAGTAAAAGAAAAAGCCTATTAACTGACATGATCCTACAAGGGATTGGGGAAGGTAATGTAGACCATCGCCCATGGCAAGTTGAGAGCATTAACAGAGCACTTGCGATTTTAAAAACGGAAAATAATTCCATAGACAATAAAAGAAGGGGTGGAAGAATGAAGCTTCGGAAGCCAGGTATTTAAAGGTGGAGAAACAATGAGCAACTATACGAAGGGCTGGTATCGGGAAGACATCATACGCAAGCAGTTTGAAAAGGAAGGACATTACGTAGTCAGGTCGGCTGGCTCGAAAGGACTCTGGGACTTAGTAGCAATATCCTCCCATTTTATTGTGCTTATCCAATCCAAGCTGAATAGTATGCCAACTGTTGCGGAGAAAAAGGCGATGGCAGAGTTTGTCTGTCCTGTAAATTGTATTAAACAGATTTGGGTGTTTCGTAAAAAAGGAAAGCGAGAAATTCATACTTGGGTGGTAGATAAATGGGTTAAAAGGGAGATTAAAAAATGAGGAAAAAGGAACCCAGTGGCATTCCTATTACTATTAAAGATGGGATGAGTTTTGAGTGGGGCTGTTGCGGGTGCGGATTGGTGCATCATGTGCATGTCAGGACGCATAATAAAACAGTAACACTCAGAGTATTCACAGATGAGTACTCGACTTATCAATGGCGAAGGAGGAAGAAATGAAAAGTAAAAGGGTTAAAACTAAAACTTCCTATATAAAACTAAAGAAAAAGAAATTTATTGTTACAATTAGTTTCGATGTAAATGCAAAAGATAAAGAAGAAGTCGAAAGCATAGTAGGAAGTCTAGGAAAAGTAATAGCGAAAAAATACAATAGTAACGTGGGTTTTTATTTTACGGAAATGGGGTGAAGAAATGAGATTCTACTTTAACGTTTTTAATTCCTGGAAGGAAGAATGGAAGAAATGGCGAGTTATTCATTGGCTCGGTGTGACTACCGTATTTGAACCACCTCGTGGGCATTATAATCCCTGCCTTGAGTTACATATCTGGATTCTGAATTTTGATTTCAGACTCATAATTTTGAAAAGGGAGAAGAAATGATTTTTGATTACTACTGCCCAAAATGCCGTTTTGTGTTAGAAGATTATTTGACATGGACAAGCGAGGAGGAGTTTATGCCCTGTCCAAAATGTGGCAAGGCGATGATTAAGCGGATACCCGTGGTGAATGTAAAGATTAAAAACGGGACACCGATCTTTTATCCAAATAAAAAAAAGGAGAAATAAATATGCCAGAATGGAAAGCAGGGAAAATTTACAAAATCGAGCTCTATAAACATAAAGGCTATATAGCTTTAAATGAGAAGCACGCAGGGATATTCGGCTACCGTGATACAGGTGATTACAAGGGAGCGAGTTATGACAAGGCTCGTCTTTATGAAGTCTACAAGCCAATGACCTCGCCCAAGCTGAGGTTTGCTCGGAGGAAACTAGGCTCTTACGATTTGGGTAAGAAGACTTCGTTCAGTAATATAGGCATACAACCAACGCTTATCCCTTTGGCTATAGAGATTTTGAGTAAAATTTATACAGAGATTACAGGAAACATTGTGTTGTCCAAATTGGAACCAACACACAAACAGACGCCAGTACCAAAGGAACAGGCGCAGAGGAAGCCCTCGGCTCAAGAACTCGCCAAAAGGATTGGTATTTAAAAGTGATATTGTTAAAATTAAACTTGGAAACAAGTGAGTCATCTCTTTGCTTGACAAACTGATTTAAATATGGTATTATAAAGATAGGAGGAGAAATGAAGAGGTAACTATGGGTAAGTGTATCGAAACCCTAAAACTTTGGAAGGAGCAACATAGTAAGGAGTTGCTATCTATGGTGGACTTACAAAATGCAAAAAAATATTATGAAAAACTTTCAACGAAAATTTAAAGGAGGAGGAAAATGAAATTAAAAAAACATGCTCTTATGGAGCAGGGCGTAATTGAGAAACTAATTGATGATAAAATAGAAAAGGCTCTAAAAATCTTTAGGTGGGGTAATTATGGGGTCTTCAGCATATCACATGAAGAGTTATTTGAAGCAATATTGAGTTATCTCGATGTTAAGTTTAGTGAAAGAAAGGTGATATTAAGAAAGAACCCTATGGCAAGTAAAAAAGGCTAATATCCATCAACGGGTGACCTATCTTGCTCAAGCATCTGAGTCATCTCCCGATTGGTTTTTAGCAAATCTTCCACAGGAGTTCTGGCAAAGTATAGCTTATTTAGCTTGCCTAGCATATCTATAAGGTCATTGGTAAACCCATGAGGATACTCGGTAATTTCTCCTATGAGTTCAACCATTGACCGATGGATATATACTTCACCATTAAAAAAAGGATTCATTAATGCTTGAATATCATCACCTTTATTCCCTTTCATTGGAACGATTGGCATCGGGGAAATACTTAAGGGGATGCCTCGCTTCTCGCATGCTTCAAGTATGTCCTGATAGATATATTGTTGTGCACCTATCGTTTCTATTCTCCACGTCAAAGGATGAAACATTTCATGTGCTTTAAATACCTCATCCAAGAAAGTCTCTGGTGCTTTAAGGCGACCTGACCATGTATAAACAACAAACTTCTTCACACTATTATCTGGTTGACCCCCTATTAGGATTGCATTGCGACTGCCTTTTTTCATTAGCTTCTCTTCAGCAAACCCGCCTGGGTCAATCATACCGAATAGCGGTAAGTCGGTCAGCGAATATTCTATATCAGTGTCCTTATCTTGGTCATTCTGACAAATAAGAAACCTATCCTCATCTCTCTCATCCCACCTGTAAAACCTAATCCAATCATACTCAAACTTATTCAACCCAGTTCCACGCTTGGGATTGTTCATAATCTGCGACCAGAAGATATTCTCTTTTTCTGGGTTGGCTAACATCGTCTGATAATACTTGGTCTTTCCCTTTCCTTTTGGTGCATCTTCCCAGTTACTTGTAAAGTGGTCGGCTTCTTTATTCTGAACATAGACAACGCTTTTCTTATCGGACACTAAATCAACGTCTTTTAATCCAGGAACTATTCTCCAATGGTATTCAGGATAGTTCTTCATGACATAGGTGCCGTAGTCTCCTGGCCCCCAGAAAGTGAAGACTAAAGTGATAAGGCTACCACCAGGTTCCATATAATTTGGGTTCTCCAGGAGTTCATCAAGGTTGTCATGGTATCGAAGTACCTTCTCAAGCTCTACTCCACTGTCTATATGTTTCTGTCCAACAGGATCATCCATAAAGACAAACGGATAATGCCCTGACTGTGCTGCGCCAACCACACCTATAGATGTAATGGACGGTTCTTTAAAGAACCCAGGGCGGGGTAAGTCCACGTATTTTGATGTCCATCTATTTTCTTTATTACCAGTCCAGGTCTTGTTAATATCCTCAAGGAAATCTCCGTAGACTTTACGCAATACAGGATTAACCAGGAGTTGTTTTTTAATAAAATGGAGAAACCTTGATGCAAGGTCTTGGTTTTGAGATACGATTAATATGCGGGCATTAGGGTCTCTGAGATATCTCCAGATAGAACCCCATTGTGTGAAGACTGTGGACTTTAGCCAGTTGCGTGGCATACAGATGGCTTTACGTTTTATGGAATCATCTTGCCAGAAGTCGCAAAGAGGCTTGTGAATCTCCTCTGTGATGCAACCCCCCTGTCCGACAGACCCACCTATAAGACGGACAAAATGATAGAAACTTTTATCACAAAGTTCACGGACAAATCTTGTAGATAACATTCAAAATGAATCCCATATTATTAGACCAGCCCGCTTCTTTACCAACCTAAAACATTTTCCACAAAAACTCTCGCCACCCCACCAAGAAGTCTATCGCATTCTTTTTTTATCTTCCTGCTTTTCTCTTCGCTTTTTAGCTTTTTTAACCAAAGATAAATCCTTAATGCGTCTTTTCCTAAGGCTGTTTTTCTATTCATTCTGTTTCTCCTTAATTTCTTCAAACTCCTCCTCCTCTGCTGACCAGCGATAACAAGGCACTCCATATTTAGCTAACTCAGCGAGAATCAAACGCTGAGCCTCACTTAACTGCGTTCTGGCTCCATTTTTCACCTCAACTAACATGATTTTACCATTCCTACTACAGAAAAAATCAGGCCATCCATGCTTAGTTGCTTCCCACCCACGCTTAACCATCATGCTCTGAAATTTCTTTTCTGCCCCCGCTCCATCTCCGTTTGACGTTAAAACTCTTATCCCATTTTTTGTATATTTCATATAGTCAATATACCACAATCAAACGGCTTTGTCAAGTACTATTCCCCATGCTTCAATAGATGGTCGAGCATTTTTTCTTCGTCGGGAGTTAGTTCCTGCTCTTTAATTTGTTCTTTTTTTGATGTTACTTTTTGTGTAATTCTTTCTGGTTGAACAAGATGTTGCATGCGTGCCAGTATTTTAGCTGCATCATTCTTATTCTTTGTCAGTTCATCTGGGTCTTCTATGGTTCTGATGCAATATTCACGCAACATGGTAGCATCTTGTTTTTTAAAATCTTTTATATCTTTCATGTTGGCGATTAGGTAGGCGATTAGTTGGTGATTATCCTATGAGCTTCGATAATATCAATAATGTAAGGCTCACTACTACAGAAATAATTGCTGCGAGACCAGCCACCTTCCCATTAATCTTGTTTATTTTCTTATTCTGATTGTTCACTTTTGTTTCCATATGTTCACCAAAGTGAACAATCGAATCTTTAAGTTCCTTAATGTCATCACCAATGGTCTCTAGTTTTGCTCGTGTGAAGCCTTGAAAAATATCAACCGATGTTCTCCATTTATTATTGTATTCCATTATTTCACCAACCCATATACAACTGCGGCAGCAAGTCCTATAACCACCCCTGTTTTTATTTTACCTGTAAATCTTACACCCCGCAGTTTTGTCTCTAGCCCCTTAATTCTAAGGTCGCTAACTCGTATTACTTCATTGGCTAACCCGAATGCAGTCTCAACGCTTATCCTTAAGTCCCGTTCTGATATGTATTTCTTTGTGAGGGAAAAAATTTGTTCGTCTTTCTTTACTATCGTGAACTCGAGGTTAGAAATAATCTTACTCTGAGTTCCAATCTGTTCCTCTAAGTTCAATATAATAGACTCATGTTCAATAAGTTGGACTCTAGTTGCTAGCAGTTGACTTATATGTCTATTCAAAGACTTATTTGTTTCAGCGGTTGTTGAAATAGCTTCTTCCGATGAAACTATAGCCTCGTCCATCTCGGCTTGTAGTTCATCGTTAGCTTTTTTTGAGTTACCTAACAACTCCTTCTGAGTATCTAGCTGTTTGGTAAGTTCTATTGCCCGTCCTTTTAGAATGCTATTCTTATCATATAAGTTACAAGCCCGTATTCCACTAAAGATTAACAGCCCAATTAATACTACTATACCGATAATAAATATCAAGCTAGTCTTCATATTTTCCCTTCTTTTGTTCAAGGCGTTTGTATCCATACCCTGTTGCCAATGCTATTACTGATGGGGCAAATATTGAGTATGGAGCATTCGGATAAAAAGTAACCCATACAAGTCCAGCAACCAAGACTCCCAGAGCTATTAGGAACGCATGCCAAGTTTTAATGGTCATTTCCAGTACCCTTTTTTCTTTTTGGATTCATAAGTTTGTAATCCAACTCCAAAAATACCCAATGCACCTAGAGGCAATAAATCTGGGTCTTCTTTAGCTAGGTCTATTATGTCTTGTATGACCATAGGAATAAATCGTTTGGCAACTTCTTCACCAACTTCAAATTTTTCATAATCAGTGCCCTTCCCTTCCAGTAGACCGAAAGCAAAAGAAGCAACTGGAGACATTTTATATTTTGCTCCCCTCCATACTATGGCTGGTCGAGTCAACGGTTTATATCCTTCACCCGTTTTAGTAACTTTGCCAGTTGTAGTGCTAACGGTTTTTCCCCAAATAGCTTGAGCCGCTGTGCGAACATACGGCTGGAAACCACCCCAAATATCTATGCGAGTATCTCCGATTTTAATTTTACCAAAATCGGCACTAAACCAATTTCCTCCAACCTCAGCACCTGCAAGTTTTGCTAACCCAAGAACAGTTATCCCGGTGCCGATATTTGCAAAAAGACTCTGAAGTGCCTGCCTTCTTACAAAAGGATGTAACTTTATATAATACCCAGGCCACAGTAATTTTAATCGAGACCCCACTAAACGAGGCGAAAAAATGAGTGCATTAAGAGTAACCGCCACTTTCTCAAATGCCCCGATGCTACCACGTCCACTTGCTGTATTAACAAAATCAGTAATAGAGCTTAAAAGAAAATCATCTTTTGCAGGATTGTGCCCCATCTTCCGTGCACCCTCTACCATTTTATCAAATACATCAAACCGTAGTTTGTTCGCAAATCCAGTATATGCTCTATTTGAGGCTCTAATTCCCAAGCCGATTACTGGTATCTTTTCTGCTAAACGCCCACCCAAAAATGCTTCCTCTCTCAAACCTAGAGTAGCATCCATTTCTGTTAATGCCAATCTTCCTTTGCGTGCTAAGGGATAATTCTTTTTTGAAACAATATCTTCCATAAGAGCACGATATGCTTTTTCGCTTCCAAAGTATTTAAATTGTTTGGCGAATGCGGGCCAGAATTCCTTCGGATACCGTACTGCAAGAAATATTCCCTGCCTAAACCCAAATGATAAATCAAACGATGCCATCATAGCACGAGGGACACTAGCAGCTTCTAACATAACCTCTTTAGCCTTAGTCCATGGGTCCCGTTTACTCATAATAGTTTCGATAAACTCTTTTGAAAAGACTCTATTTAATAATGTTATTTGGCTTGGTTGTGGCACCGCTCCACCAGGCTCTCCAAATAATACTTCTAACCCATCTCTAGCAGCTACAGATTCTGGATAGGTTAGGGCCGGACTATCCGCTACCTTCTGAAACATCGCATCAAGCTCTGTTTGTGTTAATTTGTTTCTAATGGATTCAAACTCCACTCTTTGCATTTCGCCTTTCAGTTTGGCTTTCTCGGCATAAAAACCTTTTTCTCCTGGGATTTTCTTACCAACAGCCTCAGCCTCTGCAAATCTTTTTCCCCATTCTCCTTTATACATTGCCTTTTGTTTTCCCGCTAACATTCTAGCTGGGTCTAACACAGATATAACCTTGCGTTCCGCTGCTAACATGAGGGTAGGGTCGATTCCAAATTCTACTGGTGCTAAAAGCCTGTCTGTTAATTCTCCGATTGTTTCTAGTTCTAGCTTTGGAGGTTCACCTTTCTTTCCTTTTTTTAGAACCCCCTTACCAAGAACCATAGATGCTAAAAATGCGGCATCTAGAGGCTTTTGTTCAATAAATCCTACAGGGTCTTGCACAAAATACCCTACTGTTTTTGGCAACCAAAGAGCAAATTCCTTTAATGTGATTCCTATTTGTTTGATATCTACCCCAGGTTTTTTCATCATTGCAGATACGACTTCGGGTCCAACTATACCACGCCGTTCTAGTTCTCTTGCCTTAGCCAACCCATGTATCGGCATCTTTACTAACCCTGTTTTATATAGCATCTCTGGAAACTCAGTTGCAAATTCCTTAAATTGGTTCCAGAATTTTGGTATCGCTTCTTTCCAGTATGATGGCTGTGTTAATCTTACGGATGCTTGCGACATTCTTTCAAAAGGTTTGAGAGGTGTAGGTAAGGGGTATGGCACTTCGTAGGGATATCTTTCATAGGTCTCTTTGATACCCTGCCAGAACGAAGGCTTTTCTATCTTTAATTCATCTGGTTCTTCTGTTTTGTATACTGGTGCTATCGACTTTTCTATATCGTAGACAGGTTTCTCTGGTTGATATGATGGAGCCATCGCTTTTGTTCTGTCATAAATAAGGTTCTTTTGTTTTTTCCATGCTCCACCAGCAAGTTCTATCGCAGCCTTCTTGTCTGCAAGTTCTATAAAATTTTTAGTACCCAAGGCATATCTAAATGGGTCTTTGGGTCTAATCAACTTTCCATTCTGCTCCACTAGACTTGGATAAACATAATACTTACCATCCTGTTCTCCCCACCCTAATAAGTGCGATGATACAGAACCGTCTGGATTAACAATACGAGGAGCATCAGATTTGAACATTCTATTTACAAAAGGAACATTCCTGTGTTGTTCAAGTATATTTTTTATATCATAGGTAGGTTCCTTCTGTTGAGATGGGGGGATTGCTTTCGCTATATCATAATCTTCAAGTCTATATTTCTTTCGTATAGACTGCTCCTGCTGAAATAGTACGTTGGCTCTTTTTAATTCTTCTTCAGTTTCATCTTCAAACATTAAAATATCCCTAGAAATTTACTCCTTTTTTCTGGGTTGTAAATTCTATACAGCATTGTTAGAGTTTCGGTATCCATTTTTTCTGACTCTTCTGGAGGTAAGACTTCTAAAGGAATCTCTGTACCCTTTAGATACTTATCAAAATAGGCTTTCGTGTATTCAACCTGTTTTACATACATCAGTTCTTCCTCCGTAACAAGTTTAGGATTAAGTGCTTGTGCTTGTTTAATTTGTGAATACTTATTAGGTGCCCACAAATATATTCCTTGTCTATTTGCAAACTCCTCTACCACTTTAGGGTCAAGAACTATATCTTCGGGGTCTCCTTCCCTTCCAGCCGTAACGCCCCTTATTATCTTATTCACGGCTTCAAAAATAATCCGCCTATTTGTCGCAATAGTCGCAGGTGTAAGTGATGGTTGCATTCCCTGCGCTCCCATCATCATCATGCCAAGCGTTCCTTCGTCTAATAACCCTTTCCCAACCAACTTTTTTCCAAGTCCCATTCTCTTATCAAATAAATCTTCAGGACGATATTTTTCTTTCAACTTTAATTCTTCTTCTAATAAAGCCAAAGCTTCTTCTGGCTTTTGAATTCCCATAGCCAATGGCATAGCCTTTCCCATATCGTCTACATAGCCTGAATCCACTAACGCCTTTGCCAATTGAACCTGTGCAGGCCCTCTCTTTCTGTATTCTTCAATAGACTCACGTTCTTTTTCACGTGAAACCAATTCCCTTTCTCGCAACCCTAAACCTCGTTCTGTTTGTCCCATCTCTTGTTCTGTTATCCCACGCTTCCATTGCTGTTGTTCTAACCCCTGCTGGGATGCCTTCTGTTGCTGTAACCGTTCTATAAAACCCTGAACTCCCTGTCCAATATTAGGCCCTGGCATCCAGGGCGAATAAAAACCTTGTGATGGTATATTTTGTTGATATCGAGAATATGTCATTTTTTACCCCCTAAAATTAAAACGGTAAATTGTCCCAAGTTCTACCTGGAGGAACAGGTGTATATCCTAATGTTTCAGTAGATTGCTGTCCCTTCAGCCATGGATACATTGAACTGAATATATCAAGACCAGTTCCTAACGGAGACGGTTGATACTGTTGCTGTCCAAACCCTGTGTTACCTGCCATTCCCATCATAGCCATAAGATATGGGTCGTTAAGCATTTGCTGAATTTGCTGTGATTGCTGATTAAACATTCCTTGCCCTAGTCCTGCCATACCCTGGGCTACATTCATTGGATACATAACCTCTCCCATTCCTTGTCCCCATAACTGGTTAGCAGCCTGCATTTGCCTGTTAATATTTCCAACTTGAAGCCCTGCCATTCCTCCACCATAACCTAACCCTTGACCATATGCTCCCATCATTCTGCCTCTTGCGGCTTCTTGTGCACCTACTTCAGCCTGTGCCTGCGATAGCGCTAGGTTCTCACCCATTCGCCCAGTCTCTTCCATTAATCTTGCCTGAAATGGAGTAGAATATCTCATTCCACCCATTCCGAATTGTTCAGCTAATCCCTTGCCAGTTTCTTCTAAATACCGTTGTGCTACGGGTAGCTGTGCTCCATAAATACCAGATACATCTGTGGGCATCCCTCCTTGCATCATCTGACCTAACCCCTGTGCTCCCTGTTGCCAAATGTCTGGCATTCCTATATTAGCTCCACCCTGAGCTATATTACCTAATACATCACCAGTAACTCCCCATTGCCACGGAGTCGGTAGCCCAGATGCTTCCATTCTACCTCCAAACCCGCCAGCACCATAGCCTCCCTGCTGTGCTTGCTGTTGCTGTCCATAGGTTTGTCTTCCTGCGAACTGTTCATAACTCTGCCAGGGATTAAATTGAGGAGTTAGCCCCCACTGTCCGAATTGTTCCTGAGTTACTGGCCCTTGTGCACTAGCATACATCTTCTCAATAGTAGGATAATCCTGATATCCATACAGGTCATTCCAAATAATATGACCCCCAGCATAATCGGGTCTAACCCATTCCTGTTGAACAGTGCCAGGAGCAACCTGTTGTCCTGCATGTCCCCAATCAGACCATAATTGTCCGCCTGGTCGTTGAGTGGGTGTAGTTCCTACTGGTGAAAACGGCCCAGGAGGTTGTGTTTCACCACCCCCATATCGTTGCATTAATTCTTGTTGTGACGCAGGTGGATTTCCATACCATGGGTCATTAGGGTTTGTCCATGGTTGGTCTCCAGATGGACGACCCCCGATATTACTAGTCATTCCACCTTGCCCAGGTGTACCCACTGGTGTAAATGGAATATTTGGTATATTATAAACAGGAGCAGATGCTGGATTACGAAGAGCCTCTTCATGACGAATCCAATCTTGGGATGAAGTATCTTGAGTTAAGTAATCTCTTCGCGGATCATAGGAAGGCTGCTGTTGTTGTCCAGGTTGAGTTTTTTGGCCATAATACTGTCGGTCATAAGCTTTGGGCATGTCGATCATATTTTTTCTCCGTAGATATTTTTAAACTTTGTTTCTTGTTTTGAATACAATGTTTTTATATCAGACTTAGGTGTCCTAAGAAATCTCCAATCACGAGTTTGCGTGGGATTCTTTGGAAACCTGTTAGTAGTTTTATGCAGTATCCTTTGAAACATGGTTTCATTCAGTCTGTCTTTCACATTGGCATCCTGGGTCTTCCTCCGCCCTGCATCCAAGGTGCTCCGCCGATAGGACTAGGCATTCCTGGCATTGGTATCTGCTGTCTTGACATTACCCCTCCTGGCACTCCTGGTATTCCTGGCGTTCCTGACATTGGACCCATTGGCATTCCAGGAAATGCACCTGGCTCCATCCGTTTTCCAAGGTGTCCGCCAGGCATTCCTCCCATGCCTTGTCCTGGCACCTGAGGCATACCCTGCCCTGGCATACCCAAACTACCCTGTCCAGGTCTATACTGCTGTAATTGGGGTTGTTGATAAGGTTGTCCCTGATAAAACTGTGATGCAATATTTGCTCCACCCATAGAGAGTGGGTTTATTGGTGCAACGTATTGAGGTTCTCCCATTCGTTGCATGGCTAATTGTGCAGCCATTTTATACGCCTCTTCAAACCCAGGCGGTATCATAGCTTGTTGTGGTATCGGTGCACCTTGAGCAAAACTACCTCCTCCTCCGCCACCTAAAGCACCTATACCAGACGATGCGACTGCTCCTCCCGCACCTATTAACGAAGCTAAAACGATTGGTTCTAATCCTGACATATTTATCCTCCCCTGTTTGCTCGCCTTCTATCAATAGTGCGAGCTAATAATTTTAATGAAAAGAATTTATTTCCCCATCTAAATCCATACTTTTGTGCACACTCGGTTTTAAATCCGCATAAATGTGCAAACTTTTCCATCTTTCTATCCGCAGTACCAGAATACAATCTGACTAGTTGAAACTCATCCATAACCGTATCAGCTAAATCTTTTAGCTCCCGCAGAAACGTTGCTCCCCATACCTTTCTGTCCCAAATCTTATACATAACTTCACATTTATATCCTGGGATAATATTCAAAAATCCGAGTATTCCACCAAAGTTCTTAAACTCATAAAATAGATTGTTCGGACTTGCTAAATATAATTGTAATAGTTGAGTTATCTTATGTATGTCTCTGAATTCATCTGAAATATACAAATACTCATGCAATAGTTTGTCAGTCCATATCCGTATCTTCTCTGGATTTGGTTGGAATACTGCTATGGTTTCACCTGGTTTTGAAAGTTTCACCCAGTCCACTTTTTTAATCATATGTATATACTCGGAATATTTGCAAAGAGGGTATCTAAATTAAACTGCGTCCCAGGACATGTCTTATAATCTGCAAAATGATGATGTGTATAAATTTCACTAAAAGGAATATCAAATAATTTCATCCACATAGATATAAGTTTGCCCCCTTCAATTAGCATTTTTTTTGATGGTTTTTCTAAATCGTAATTTCCAACAAAACAAATTCCAAGTGAATCGTGATTCTGTCCCTTTGTATGAGCACCAGCTTTGCTCCATGATCTACCAAGAAAGACCTCGTAATAGTTTCCAACTAACTCTACTCCAGCATGATATCCGATATCACCCCATTCCAACGTCTCAACATGGTATCTGCGAATTGCTCCCCAAGATACGGTCTGGGTATCTTTAGTAAGAGAATGATGGACAATAATTTTATTAGGTTTAAATATCATCAATTAGCACTCCTTGACTCTTCATACCAATTAGTTCCATCGGAAACTAATGTAATCGTGTCGTCTGCTGACGTTACAAAGTTACCGGCCAGTTTCAAATTGCTTCCATCAGTAAAAGTTAATACATCTGCAAATTTAAGAACTACTCTCCTTCCTTCCCAAGAAGCCGTTACTGACGTTATATTAGTCGTTCCTGTAATACGAATAAAATCCCTCGTGTTTGGAAGTGTGATTGTAGATGCTGAAGCCAACAACACACTTTCATCTGTTATGTTGTGAAAGCATCTAGAGCTTCCACCACTCAAATATATTGGAGCATTCACATTCCCTATTGTATTATTTCCTATAACCATATTCCCAGTTGCATATGCTCCTTCATATATTCCGTAGTCTTGGCTTTCTGCTTCCCCTGTTCGTGTATCATCACATCGATTACCAATAAATATATTATCGTTTGCTACATATCCGCTTGTTCCGGAAACAGTTATTCCGTTACCATCGTTATTGTAACTGAGACATCCCATAACAATTGAACCGTTTGTCTCATTAATCCAAATACCATGACCACCATTCAGATACGCACTACACCCAACTACAGAAATATTATTACTGTCCTCGAACATAAGACCAGAGTTTGTATTATTATAAGCATGAGACCCAGTAACAAGTAGATTTCTTATATTCCAAGCATTAATCCCTACGCTGACGCATTCTGTTGCTACGCAATTATTTACCATTCCCCTGATAAATTGCTGACTGACATTTCCATAATAGATTCCAAACCCATCGATTGCTCGAACGATACAAGAATCCAAAACCACATCATAACTGTCTACCACATTAATCCCGCCCGCCTCGGTAGTTGGAGGATTATTAGAATAAACATCTTTCACGTACACATTTCTCACAATTCCATTCTGTACATTATCAAGGTATAATCCATTTTGAATCTGTGTTCCTGATTGATTTGCTTTATTTCCATCTAAGGTAAGGTTTTCAAACTGAATATAAGATAAATTGTTGGTAGCATAGGTACGTATCATGGTTGAAACTGTTTGACTGTCAGCCAATTTAATAATCGTATCCCTCATACTTGCACCAAGCATTTTGACGCTATAATCAAACCGAACGCATTCATTCCCACTACCAGATATAAGATAATCACCCTCTGGAAGAAACACAATGCCTCCAGTCGTTAGACTATCCGCAGCCGCTTGTATGGATACTGTATCATCATGCGTGGAATCTTCTGGCTTTGCTCCATATTCCCTTACATCTACCCACGGAACATTACTTACCTTTAAAATATCAAAATCTACAACTCTTAAATGAGCCTCATTCTGTAAGGCTGTAATCAACCGCTGAGGATAACTATCACTACCATCTGGTACGGGGTAGGTAGGTATGCGGTTAATTGGACTCATTAGTTAATTCCAAAGTATTCCCCACTAATAGTAAAGTATACCTCCAAACCGATCCATTGAAAATCCTTATCCGTACTATCGTTCTCAACTTTAAACTGGAATGTATGTCCGCTTATCGGGTAAAAGAAATCCGCACTTTTTGTAAGTTTACTCCCAGTCCCAATGTTTTTAGTATTGGTTGACCAAGCTGCACCTTCATCATTACTAACGGACAATACTACAGTTGTACTCACACTTTTATCAATGTACCATAACCGCACAAAATAAACAGTCTTATATTTATTATGAGCCTCTGGAACTTCCTCTGAAAAATCTGTTACCTTAGTAATCAAGTGAGCAGGTATTGTTTCATTATTATCATGGTAATAGTATGGATGTTCCATATAAACTTTCCCGTCGTAAGAACCTAAATAATACCTGAAATCTGTAGTTGCTGGAACAACTCCTCCAGAATAATCTGACATAGAAACGGTATCTGTCGTAGAAATACCCAATGTGGCAGAAGAACTAGTGCTATCAGTTACAGTAAACGTCTCGGTAGTTGAACCATACGGTTGCCAAACAATATCCAAACTAAGGTCATCAAACCAAGTTACAAGCCATCCACAGAAAGCAGGGGTTACATTTGCCCGATAAATGTCTGAGATAAGATAAACTCCCCATGTCCCGTCACCACCAGCCTGTAAGGTTGGTTTTACATCTGTGTCACTTAATAAGTTGTATGAAACCAACGTACCAAAATTCCGAGTTGTACTTCCTATTGTGTAGAAATTTCCAGCAGGGTCTTTTAACTGAACCCAGAATTTTGCAGTACAATCCTCAACATCGTCACTTTGAGCCGATACAGAATCATTCCACTGTATCCAAGCACCCATATCAGCCGTCTTAATATCGGTAGTATTACCAATACTAACATTCTGATACATACGAAATCGCCATGTACTATTTTCAACCCCATCATGAGTAGCTTTAGCCGACCCCCCAGTATGTGCCGCCCCAGTAGCATCATATGTCCAGACCTTTGCTGCGGTATTTGTCCAACTACTTATGTTGCTGGTAAATCCGCCGTTAGTTAATTGTTCAGCGATTAGAATTCTCCTTTATGCAAAAATTATATCGTGCGTCCAAGTGAATGTGTTCCCACTCACTAAAGCCTGTGCCGAATCCAGCACCTTTCTAGCAGCCATAGTCCCACCAGAACTAGCATTAAAAACACCAGCCTCTCTTACGGTTTCAGTTCCACTGGCTGTCCACTGCTTAGTTAGCCTGGTAGTATCATTGGTAGCGGTGGTGGTTGTTCGTGAAACTGTGGCAGCCGCCCTCGCTAGTCCATTGCCAGTAATCTCAGCCACTAAGGTTGTTTGAGTTGCCACAAATGCCGTAGCAGTTGAACCAACCGCTAAATATGTAAACTTAGTCGGACTGGATACGCCTCCGAAGAGGTTTGCCATTTCAGCCAATCCTGAATTTGTCACGCCCATCAGTGTTCCTCCTTGTAAACTAATTCCCCATTTAATACGTCTACACATTCTGGGAAATTCTCTTTTATAAAATTAATAGTTCTTGTAGCAATTCCTTTTTCTTCTTCTTTAAGACTGTCCAGAAAATTCCCTATTTTCTCATTATGATAAACACAGAATACATCCTTAGTTGGCATCAACCTTCTCCTTTACCGCCTGAAAACATATCATCGTTATAGTCAAAATAATACCATTTATCTTCTTTGTAGTTCCACACCACACAAATTCTGGTAGCATCGGTAGCTGTTGCAAACCAACGAACCTCATCTTGAAGCGTATTACTGTAACCATACACATGCTCCAATTCGGTTTCCCCAACAAGACTAAAAAACTTATTCCTAATCTCCTTACCAACAGGAATTGGTTCTGATGAATCTATTCTGTAAAAATCATCTCTCCATAAAAAAATATTAGACCCACGAGCATGAACAAGGCTATATGGTGCCCAGAGTCCAATGCCAGTTATGGTCTGAGGAAAAGAAACTGGACTCTTAGGATTACCAGTCCGATTTCCAACCTTGTAAGAATCACGCATATAAACAATAATGTTCGGCCCGACCTGTCCTAAATTCGTTATAAAATCAGCGGACTCAATAAAGTCGGTTGACCCTGCCGTATTATCTGTCCAGTCAGTTGGGTCGCCTTCTTTCGACCATTTTATAGAAAATGGATATCTTGTAGTGCTGGTATAGAAATCAGCTATAAATAACCTGTTCGCATATGCTAAACAATATCTGGCTTTTTTAGCCTCTGTAGCATCAAGCTCGGCAGTTGCATCTCCATCATAATACTGAGCATTTACAGTACCATTAGTAAAACAGAACTTATCAGCTACAATAGCATAAGTCCATCGTTCATTAGTAGGTACAGAATATACCCTGCGAATCGTATAGCTTCCGCTGCTTGTTGCCCCGTAATAAGTATTTACTAAAGTTATTTGGGTATCGCTGTCAACGGTTTTTATCTCAGCCCAATCCGTATCAGGTTCACTTGTGGGAGTTGCATGGTCAGTATCCATAATAAAAAAGTCACCAGCCACTGGAACCGTACCAGTAGCCCAATCTACACTAGCATTACCCGTAACAACGGCTCCAGCAATACCAGTAACAGCACCAGTAGTATACTCCAATGTGATATAACTCCAAGTGCCCGAACTTTCCCGTCTACAGGCATTTGTATCTGTTAAATAGATTGTATGTCTAGTTGTATCGCTTTCCTGAAATAATGCTATAACCTGAACTTTAGTCCCGCTTCCTAAATCCCTGTCTTCCAAATATCCCTGACGTTTCTTTACGCTATTCTGGTCAATCCTGAAATTCTTAGCAGGCCACTCCAACTCAGTAGGATTTGAATACAAGGATGGAATGTCCTGTACTAATCCATCTTTGAGTGGTCGAATAAAATATCGTTCATACATTATTTACCATAATAGTCTTGATCAGAATAAATAAGCTCTGGTTGAATATTAGCCCTCTGTGCCCTCTGTTCTTTGGATGGATGCCCAACTAAACCTGTAACCATATCTCTCCATTCATCCTTTAAGTCCTTAACCTTATCCCAATCTCTTAACCATATAAGCCCCTTTATTGTAGCAAGAGTTAAGATTACTTCATCCCATTCATCGCCAATTAAAGTTTCGTCTGTCCCACTTAGATTCGGCACTTTCTTTCTGTAGTAAATATATATGTATTCTCCAGTAGTATCTGGAGTAGGATGTAAATAAATGTATTCCCCTCTCCGATGCCATTTATTAGGCTCACCCTCTGCGGTAGTATCATATCTATTTGTATATCCGACATACTCAGCCCAGGGAATCCAATCTAACCGCTTGCTATTTGTATAATCATAAACTTCCTGAATATACAAACAATCAGTCGGTGTAGAAACATACTGAACCCCATCAGTAGTGGTTGCGGGTACACTTTCAACATTAAGCTCAGGAAAACAATAATCTAGGGCTAGCCCCCAAACTCGGTCGCTGTTGGTTAACTGTCGATATGCAGAGTTAATCCAGACTCCATATAGATTTTGGCTCTGGTCAGTTGCACTCTCTAGTTCTGACCTTTCCCCAAGCCTGAATTTCAAATAACCGACGAAATCATCATATCCCCAAGCTGCCATTATTTACTCCTCTAACTTCCCTAAGATTTCATCGTATCTACAAATTTTATGGGTATCATCGTGCCATCCTAATTCAAAATCATGGACTATAATACCTGTGTAGAAACTAACCATCACCTTGTCCCCAAACTTAAACCTATCTGCATCCTCTGGTCTCGAAGGTTTACCCACGGCAAGTACAATAGCCCTTCTTGTTCTCTGATGATGAGCATCTGGGGCTACTAAATGTTCTGATATTTTTGACTCCTCCACTTTATCTAACTCTAAAAGCAATCTTCCCCTTTCTGGCACAAGTTTTTTTATCATTAATCATCCTCTAAATCTGATACATCAGGTTTATAATCGTCTATCGCTTTGTTTCTGTAGCGAAAATTATAATGAGCTTGGCAAAAGTATAACCCATCCTTAAAAACTAGCTGACTTTCAGGATACATACAACCACCAACTATCTCCGCAGGCGTATCTTCATCCTCTCCCGCCTCTGGAGAACTACTTGTATATCCACACAAAGCACAATGTCTCCATTTCTCATCCAAGTTATCAAAATGTCTAGGAAATGTTCTATCTATCATGTATTAACCTCAAATTATGGTAAATCACATAGGCCTTTACCATATTTAATCCTATAATCATAACCCACGCTAACGTTTTATTTTTCTTGTATAACCCACTAGTCAATTTAACAATAAAGGCATTACCAAGTGTATGAAGCCCAATCATTAGTGGTGGATTATTTGCATACCATTTTGTTAGAGGATTGGCTTCTGTAGCACCTCTCCATAAAGCACAAGTTGTAATACCCACATCTGCGTAATCCATACCTACGTAACTAATTTGCAAGCTCTTAAAAATTGTGTTATCAGCAATTAATCCTGTCGGCAATAATAATAAACCTGCAAAAATCCCCAATAAAAGTTTAAACATTAAACTGCTGTAAAACAAGGTAAGTAGTAACTAGTTCCTCCGACCTTAATTTCAAGAGCATACATTGGGTCATCTGCATTATCTACTCCAATTTGGTCTGCCCAATCTGTTAAATCGGCAGTCCCAGAAGCATTTACTGTAGTAATCGTCTGTCCAGTTAAATCAATAATTCCACCAGTATACATTCCTATTGATTCAGTGCTTCCATCTCTGATTCTAAATTTCTGATTGGCCTCTGGTAATGATACGGTTATGCCTTCGTGATTAGCTGAATCAGCAGCTTGAATCAAGAACTCATCATTAGTATCATCCATTGTAAGTTCTGTAGATTCCCTATCTCCACCAGCAGTATTCCAACCATAAAGAACTAAACTTGGATTGCCTGAAGAAATCCCTGCCCAACAATTAAGGTCTTGAGAAGTATCGTATTGAAACTCAAGGCGACCAGGGCTTGTTCCGCCAGTTTGTAAACAACCTACTCCATTAGAACAATAAAACCTTATATACTCAGCATCGTCATTGTCATAACACCTAAAATCTGAATATCCCGAACCCTTTCCTTTTATCTCAAAAAGTGTATTTGTATTTGTCCCTTCATCCGTTACAAATATAAAACTACCATCATCAGTCTTAAAGTAAGCATCTGTACCATCGTGAGTTAATTGGATAAAATCAGAGTTCTCCGTCATCTTGAAATTACCAGCATTTGTAATATTCCCAGAATTATCTACCATAAATTTAGAAGCAGTGGCAATCCGCAAATCCATAAGAGCATTAGTTCCGCTTCCTGTGCTTGTCTCTGTAACATCCATCAATAGCCCAATATATCCTGCTGTACTTGTCTGATTAATTTCAGGTTCAAGATATATCCATGCCTGTTCTGCATCCGCATCAGTGAGTTCTCTGCTGGTGGTTGAATCAAATGTAAAAGCATTTCCACTAGCCATATCATAACTAAGAGTGAAACAAAATCCTCCCCCACTGCTAAACGTATATTTATTATTAGTATCAAATGTATCGCTAGTAAAAGAACAATATTTCCATGCGGTAGATGCACTCATAACAACCAAAGTCGGGGCACTTTCTGCCGTGCGTCCAAAATCAGTCGCAATGTCTCCCCTATCACAGATAATCAGAGTCCGATTGGTCTCGTCTAATCCAATCCTCAAATCAGAACTGACTGATATTCCCTCGGCATCAGACTGGCATATAGTAGAATAGGTAGAACTAATGGAATTAAAATCTATCCCAATCTCACCAGTAAGCCCACTTGTATTAACATCAAACCCTTCTACAGAAACATCCGCTAAGGTTAAATCCTCAGCTTTTGGACGATGATAAAGATGAACTGACATTTTCTTCCCCCCTAAAATGTTCTTGCATATATCGTCGAGACATCTCGTTATGTAACCAACGATGATATGACTTTTCGCAAATTAATAAATTGTCGTTTTTATTATTATGAATATTACCATCAATATGATGAACGATTTCATCTTTTTTCAATTTTCGCCCGATAGCTAATTGTGCCCGTAATCTATGTAATGGAATATAACCTAGTTTCCTATTACTTTGTTCTGGACAACAAACCAAATAATATCCCATTGGGTCTTTCCACATTCCATCTTTCCACTCAACACTTGCGTCTTTAAAAAAAGCCTCTCGATTTTCTTTTCGCCGAGCTGTTTTGCCAACCCCCTCACACTGACGAGAACAATAAGTATACTTCTCATTATCTCTTTTTCTAATAGCCAAACACCTCGGTGGAATGAGTTTACCACAAATATCACATATTTGCCGTACACTCATTATTTACCCCCCTTTTTTGGTTCCTCTTTTTTCTTTTCTTTTAAAAGCCCCAGTAAAACCCTCTGTTCCCCCTGTAATCTAAATAACTCCTCATTTATCTGGTCATACTGCTTCTTCAACTGTATAAACCGAGTTTCAACAGCTTTTAACTGAACTTCCATTTGAGATTTTAAAACTTTATCCATCACGCAAACTCTAATGTACAGACTGGCGTACTCCCTACTGCACTAGCAATAGCCCACAACGCTACCGACCCATCTAATGTATATGCAACCGAATCACTCGGGCCCAACTGATACCCACCAGTAGCAGCCGTATCCGCCGTAACAGTTGACGTACCAATGTATACCGTATTAGAGGCATGATTATTCTGCACAAGTAGCATCCTACGATGATTTAAAGTAGTTGCTGGAACTACTTCGGCTGAATCACTTACCATAGTTGTAGTTTGTAATACAGATGTAAAATTTTCTAATACCGCAATCGGCATTTTCGTGCTCATGAGAGCTTCTCTGCTCATATTGTTCTCCTATTTTATTATTCTAATTCTTCGATAAGGTCATCTAAATTGCCTTTTCGGTCATCAAACCTAGTTGACCTAGATTCGGCAGTATCCTTCATTTGGTCTAAAAAATCCATAGTCTCAGCTCTAAAAGCTTCTGAACATGCGGCAAACTCAGTCTTGAGAGTATCCCAATCTGTGCCCTGGTCAACCGACCTCCTCATTGCATCTTTTAGATTACTTATTTTTTCTTCATCTGTAAAAGGCATATTTTCTCCTTATTTTACTTTATCTATTTGATGTTGTTTAAAAAAACTTTTATCTGCTCCATATTTATCTTTTACTTCTTTTTCAAGGTATTCACATTTATCTATTTGTTCTTCACTTAAACCAGCACTTCCCCATTCATTAGCTAACTGTTTTTCAATGGAACTTCGAGTTCTTCCTTTGGGTTTACCTTTTTTGATGATTATATCCATGTTGCCTCCAAAGAAAATAGGCAGGGAGTGGCCTAACCCACTCCCATACCCTGCATTAATTACGCATCAGTCATAGGGCCAACACCATCACCCCAAAGATTCGAGTAGAGAACCCCATCTAGAGTCATGTTAGTAGCAATAATTGCAGTAGCCGCACCAGTAGAACAATCAGACACCAACCCAGTACTCGTACCTCCAAAATAAACATATCTATTAAGAGCCCCAGCATAAACCGTTTTAGAAGGAACGGCGTGTTCGAATGTGCAATCTTTGATAGAGATGTTGGTTAGAGTTGCACCCGTTGAACAGATATCACATTGAACTTCTGCGGCTGTGCCCTGAAAATCGCATCCATGAATCTGCGTTCCACCAACAGCCCTCAAACTACTACGAAGAACGATACCGACTGGACTAGATTTAAACGTACAGTTATAGATTCCCTCATAACCTGAAGAATCAATATGGATGCAACCTTGCAGGTTGTCTGCAGCAAGGTCATCTCCCCCAACGAAAATGCAGTTATTGTAGGTATTGCCATAGGCCATGTTAGTGGCGGCGGTAGCACCTAAACTTTTTATCTGAGCTTGGTCACTTGCCCCACTTTCGAAGGCAAGGTTCTCAACGCTATTCCAACAACTTTTAATCAATAGAACCGGAGCGTCTGTCGTGACCGCCCCACCTTTCAGAGTGGTAGACATAACATTAGTACCCCTACCCGTGCCCGTACCGATAAGGGACAGGCCATAAGCGGTATAAGGGATAGACCAGTTGGATGTTGATACTGGTAAATGCCAATACTGTCCACCGCTCGTAGAATACCGTGGGTTACGAGGGCGAAGATAGATGACGTCCCATGGGTTAGATGCATCAATAGCATCCTGAAAATACTTCCCTGCCTCAGTAGGCTTGGACCCAGTACCTCCAGATACGCCATAGTCATAGTCAACGAACCGAATCTTGGAACCCCACCAGGCCTCATAGCGACCACTACTTACTGGTGCTCCACCAAATTGGAATACTTGGTCTCCGAATTTAGTCATTTTTTATTTTCTCTCTAAATTCCTCCCCTCCGCTTCGGTTTCCCATCAACGCTCTAGGAACATCAAGCGGTCGAGTTTTCAGATAAAGGGGACAGAACCCTAGAACTGTCCCCCTCACCGTTATTGACAATTTAGTTTTGTGTCAGCAATCCCGACTCAAGTATTGCCTATATAGGCCATACGTCCGTCTCCAAAACCTTTTTTGTACCATTGTTCACTAGTAACAATAGTACTTCGAGAAAGGTCGGGTGCATCCTGAATCTTCATATCAGGTTTCTGACTCACAAAAACTTTAATGTCGAAATTCTTGTCTTTGAACGCAAGTAGTCCCCACGCAGTTGCACTAGGAATCCTATGTGCGGTAAAGCCAACGATATCCCAATCTAAGAAATAATTGAGATCGTTGTCTGCCGTACCAGGTTTCTTTGTGCTACCAAGCAGTTCTCTTGATTCCCTTCTTAACTGTGGATTCACATACAACTTTGTTGGAATAGCAGGGGTAATCCTACCCATGTCATCAACTAAAGTATCAAAGTATGCTATCGAACTGTCAAGTGAGGAATATCCGAGGTCTGCATCAAGGTAGTTATCATACGTGGTTGCATCGTCATCAAGACAAGTGTGCGAATTGCTCGCAAGTGCAAGCCCATCAAATCCTGTTATCGTAGTACCAGTCGGACTATTATAGACACTAAAGATGTCAATATCAGTCTCTTCTAATACCGCAACTTTCAAGAGTCGAGTGAACTTTTCCATCAAATCCCAGCGATTGAACTTTTTCATACCAGAGGTAATCTTAAAACCCAATCCAAAACGCTCCTGCCTCCAATCCTTCGTGGTATCAAAGGTAGGGTCGGCTAACGGGATTTCCTGACCATCGGTAAGTTGTTCCTGTCCTTCAAAACCAGCCATTCGTGCTTCCCTCTCGTACTCATCTGATGTAGGAATAACCTTAAACATCTGAGGGTGTTCAACAAGAGCACCGTGGTCAGAACTATCGAAGACCTTCCGCAAAAGTTTCTTGAGAAGGTCTCTGTTAGTACTTGTGTCCCATCCAATTGCTATAGTCATTTTATCTCACCGTTATCCTGTAATCTGCATACATGCATGGGGAGTAAATCGAATATGAACTCTGCAACCATAGTCAAGATCATCACCAATGCCCCTATTCGGATGAGCAACTACAACCGCACCAGATAAATCGGTAGCTGCAGTAGTTGTAAGGTAATAACATTCATCAACGGTGATTGTTTTCGCAGTTTCACCAGAAGCATAGCCAATATCATAAGTCGTACTATCTGCATAGTAACCAATTTTGTATGCAATGCCTATCTCATAATCAGCAGTTGTCTTCAAATCGGCAACTTTGATTGACCATATCTGCTCTGTAGTAAACACGCTAACAGGTACATGAACATTATTAGTTTCAGCATTAGCATCAGTAACTTCGGTACTTAACGCAACACCAAGAAACGCATCCTCTAGGTTCGCAACACTAGTTGCGGCGGCAGTTCTGGGGTCAACTTTACCAGTAGCATCTAAAGTAAGAATATCACCTGCAGTCCAAATACCGCTTGTAGCTGCTTTTGGAAGTCCACGAATATTGTCTTTCCCATTAACAAATTCTAATTTTAAATGTGCCATTTTTCTCTATCTTGTTTCTATTTAGTCATACCAAAGTATGACCAGGTGAAGTACTACTTGATAGTACTAAGTGAAAAGAAATAGCGTCTATTTAGTCCTTTGAAGTAAGGTATTGTTCTATTTCTTCAGCAGACATAGCAGCATCTTTTACATCTTTTGCTACACTCGTTCTAAACTGTCTAGCCTTAGCTTTTACATCATCTTCAGACCGTTTTATATCTTTCTGCTTCCGTTGCATATGTAACTCGAGTGGACACTTCATCAAAATTGCGTCCCCAAATATCCAGTGTCCTTCGCCATCTAATTCAGCACCCTCTGGATAATATGGGTCTTCTTTATGCACAACAAAATCATAATGAAACACTAACCGCCATTTCCTTATCTGACGACCATCTTCTGTCATTCTACCCCATTTCAGAACATCAGGAGGACAAGTACTAGCATCTTTATAGGATTCATCAGTTATAGATACTTTTTCCTTAAAGAAGTATAAACCATTTTCAGGTTCAGACCGCTCTTCGTCTACAATAGACCGTTCCATATCAATAATATCAATATCTTTTAAAGTGTCAGCCATTTACTCCTCCCTCTTCGCTTTTTCTTCCCGTTCTTCCCGAACCATCTCAGCAGCTTCTTCTTCACCTTTCACATAGCCCTTTTCCTTAAACCAACCAACCATTTGTTTCGCACCAGGCGAAAGGTCTATTGGTTTCTCTTCAGGACTCTGTGGTTTAGCTTGATTAGGTATCTGGGTTCCTGTCGGAGATACGGGAATAATCTGTTCAGGTTGAAGCCTGTCATATTCATTGCGTTCAAGTCGCTTGTTTTGAGCAACTCGAACCCAAGTTTTTGGGTTATTCAAATAATGAGCAACTGGTATGCCTTTCGAGGCAAATGGAGCGTAATAGTTGTACATAAAGTCAACTACTTCTCGCTCAAAATCTTTGCCCTCAAATAATCTTGGATTAGAACGCTTTGCATTCTCATATCCAACATTAAAAGCTACCTTCGCCTCATCAACAACCCGACCAACTTGCTCCTGAGCATACATTTGATCCCGTTGAGCCAATCTCTGGTCAACAACACTACCAACGGACTCTGCGGGTTTTTCCCAATCAAATTGAGATTGTCCCTGTTGCTGAGTGCCAGGAATATTAGGTTGTAGTGTACTAGTTTGTGTACCAGCACCGTACAACTGCCTATCCCTATCGGTTGCATCAGCTTTTGTCCGCCAATAATCCACATCACCTTTGAACTGGTCAACTTTTTCCGACAATTTCCCCATTGCCTTTTCCTGCTCTGTTAAAATATCACGAAGCTCCTCGGTACTTTTCCCTTCGTATTTGTCTGGTTTAGCACCAGATTTTTTGTCAGGGGGTAATGGCTTCGCACTCTTTTGGTCAGCAGGGGTCTTTAGATTTACATCCTTATCAGGAGGTAAATCAGAAGATTGTCCCGTTTTACCGTTTGACATATTTTTATCCTCTAAATTTCAGGGGTCTGCAAGATTACAGATTATCCCTTCGTTTCTTCTTCTTTACTCAAATCATCAAGAACCAAATCTGGCAACTCTTTAAATAATTGCCACATTGTCAACTGACCTTGATAATACCTTATTTTATCTATAGGAAGACTAATTCCAGTTTCTAGCATTCCCAATGCAATATGTCGCTGTTCTTTCGCTTTATCCACTAACAGTTTCCAGAACGAGTTTTTCTCCATCTTCTCTCTATCTAAAACCAATAAATTTAATTTATTTGCTTCCATTTTTATTTCCTATGAATTCCCTGATGCCCACTATGAGTTAATAATGCTAAATTGCAAATATCATAGTTCTCAATAGTTTCATCTACATGATGAATCAGGTATCCAGTTGGTATATACTCATGCCAATATTTCTCCCAAACTCTGCGAGACTGGTTACGCCAATATGTCTCTTTTCCACCTTGCCAATTCGAACTATTTTTCCCATTGCTTATTTCCCGTAATTTTATCTTCGTTACATTCGAATGGTGGTTCCCCAACATTCCAGAGGGTCGTTTTCTATGAGCCTTACTCATTTTTGCCCTTGTTTCCTCTGAATGCACCCTGCCCTTACTTGCCTCACCGATTTTTCGCTTAGTCTCCTCAGTGTGATATTTGCCAAGCATAGCATTTTTTCGGCCCTTGTATGCTATCCCTAGCTTTCTCCTATGTTCTTTCGTTTGTTTATATCCTTTCTTTGGCATTTATCTTTTCGGAACCTGAAGATTTTTAACTTGCCCCATCAAAAACTCAATGACTTTATGTCGTTTTAAATCCTCGGCTGTTTTTATTACAACTTCAAACTGTGCGGTAAAATTCTTTACTGGCATCCATTGTTTAATCCTCGCATCCCAAGCATATAGTCCCCTGGTAAGCGAATATAATTTAGAAAGCAACGAATATATTTGCAAAGTCCTATTATATTCGTGTCTTTCCATTTACATACGCCCCCCACCTTGCTGTCCCCCTGGCATTGTTGGAGGCTGTCCAGGTGGCATCTGAGGTGGCGGAGGAGGATTTAGGTTCGCATCCACGTCTATAACCTCATTAATATTTACCAGATATTGTTCGGAATCCCTTTCGTCAAAGTCATCAAGAATTTTTTCAATTCGTCTGTCCCCTTTCTCCACTACACTGATAAGAAATTTCTTAAAATCTGGTGGTAAAGACGGATCGCACACAGCTTGTACCATCCCCGCTGTTTTTGTGTAATAGTCAGACAATAACTGATATAAAGTAAGTTCTTTTTCTCGCCGTACCTCCTGATTAAGCATTGCACTCGCTGCAATACACTCAATCTGTAAAGAGTCTCTAACCATCCAACCAGGAAAATTAACGGTCTTTTCTTGGAACTCCTCACCTTGCCGAACTTTATATCTGTACTCAGGCTGATACTGAGCCATCATCTCAAGTAACATATATATTGTATCTGAAATCCTGCGGACTATATTGTTTATTCCAAACGCAAACTTCTTATTTGCTTCTTGCTGTAAAGCGAATGTTTCCCTGGCTACTGGTCGTTCTGCTGTAGAAATACCCATAACAGCAGGCGTTATACCCACTGCTCTATCCATATAACTGGCCAGCATATCTTCTTCTCTAAATGTTGATGGATAAATATCATGTGCCTCAAGTTCCTTAATTGAAGTCTCAAGTTCTCCCCGTACTACCGTAACCTTTCCAGGCGACCTTTTATAATCGTCTATCCCAGACCCTTGTTTTATAAATGTTTCTGGGCAATTAAGCATTGTTAATCTATCTAATCTTCGATTATGTAGACCATCCAACTCAATTTGAGGCTTCTCAAGTATCTCCATAGCCCCTTCACCATCAAAATGATACTCGCTTGGATAAAATACATAATCAATAAACGGTCTAAAGCCCTTAAAAATCGGATTGTAAATTGCATCACAAATAGTGTTGCTTTCTTTGTGTATCGTAAGAACGATGTCGTCCTCCTCACCGTCCTCATCCACGTCAAACCTAACCCAAAGTTCCCAAATTCGTATAGGTTTACTCTCGTCTACAACATATTCCAACTCTTTACTTTCAGACTTAACCTTAGCTTTAATCGTCTCATCTTCTTCTGACTGTGGAAAAATATTATTAGTAGTACCTTTAAAATACAAACCCTGTGTTTCTTTCAATCTAATCTGGGGTTTCCGCATCCTGTTCTGAAACCCAACAATATACGCATCCTGTATACTTCGAGCATCCGAGGAAATTATAAAATCTTCTCTGTCTAATGGATAAATCTGTGGACCATTATTTTCTGTTATAACCTCTTTTATACCAGGTGTTTCACTTTTATATATCGGATATTTCGGGATATTTTTATTATCAACTTCATCTGCATTCGCATATCTGTAAACTGTCCTGCGTTTAATCAACCAGTCTAACTTTACAAGCCCTGTACCAGTATTAACGCATTGTAAGACTGGAGAAAGTAACTTACCCTGAAAGTCCAGAATGCTTTTCTGATACCAGTTAAACCAATCCTCCATCTCTTTATCAAGCCCAACAAGCCTTCCGTCCATAGCCTTAAATAGTGCCATCTTAGTCTTGCCCCAGATTGCTTCAATAACACGGACAGAAATTGCATCTGCATTAGACCGAGATACTGGAATCGCCACGTTAGCACATTGCCCACACCATGCTGCCTTACCATTTCTTCGCACATAAACAGAATGATATGGAGGCACTGTAAAGTTATACGCAAAATCATTGTAACCAATATCATCAACTTGCGTTCTTGAAATTTTCGCTTGTTTTTTAAATAGAATATAAATCCGATAGAGTTTTTTTCTTATAACTCCTAAGCGAAATCGGTCGCTAACACAAATTTGCCCTCGCTTATCTTCAATTTTAATAGATGCTCGCAATCCTATTTTTTGTGCCAATTCTTGTACGTCGTCTGCCAACTGTTTAGATGTGGTAAAATACGCCGCCTTAGGAAAATTTCTATCATACCTAAACCGTATATGCCCATCGCCAGCTAATAACGCATCTAATAATTCAATCAAATATTCTGACTCTAAATCCAAAAAGAAACGAGGAATATATTTATCTTCACTCTTACCAAGTCGCTTCAAAAGCCGTCTAAATTGTAACGGCACACTCTTTGCAGAAACCAAAAATCCCTTCGAGCTACTAGAATATTTAAAGCCAAGCCGATTCAATAATTTATGGATGGTATATCTATGTGCCTTATCTTTCTGTGCAATACCAATAGTACCACTCTTAAATGTCCACCCCTCTGCTATATACCAACCTAAAAAACTAACCGCATCCAACGGAGATAACCCAAAAATTAAGTCGGCATTCTTGCCTTTCCACTGAGAAACAAGGGGAATTTTATGCCCAGCATTTAAATCACTCGCCAATACAAATTTAAACTCCGATTTCGATTCACCCTTATACACTGCCATTTTGTGGTCTGGAGTTACCATAAAATCTACCGTTTCGTTATATATATGTTTTAAAACACCATGATAAGTACAAGATTTTTCAGTTACCGCACGATACCCACTTTCCCCACCAATCGGATTCATAGACAATAATCTTTCACCAACACGAACATCTGATACCAATGTCCACCCACCATCAGACAAAACCTCAGTATCTTTAGAGAAACAATTTACCCAAGGCGAAGACTTCGGGTCTCTTTCTCCACGATACATCTTGTTCCATTTGCGAATCTTCTTTAATCTTGGAGCCTGATTTTCTATTTCCTGCTCTAATACATCAACAAAATGGTTGACAAGAACTTCCCTTAGAGTCTGTCCGCTGTGGTCTTTCATTTTGCGGTCTAAATCCAACCGCATTCCACCTCTGAATCCTTCCACACTACTCTTGGTTACCACCTCTACTTTAGCTTTGGTCGTTATTTTCTTTTTTTTTGGCATTATCGTTTTTTTGACGAATCATGAATGTAATGGGTGAATAACCGTTTATACCATATTTTACTGCAAGTTTTTCATATAATTTCTGTTCTTCATAAGTAATATAACGCATTTCTTCTTTCATTTTTTGCTCTTTTTTCGTTTCTTTTTACCTGGTTTCCAATCAGTTACTTTTTGAAGAGTTCCATAGACGTACCTACCAGTACGTTTCTTGCTAAACCCCTTTTTCTTTGCTTGGGCTTTTAGCTTTTTCTTTAGTGCTTCAGGCACTTACCTTGCTCGTTTGCGTCTAACTGGTCTCACTTTACGTTTTGCTGGCCCACCTCTTGGTCTTGGCTTTGCTGCACCCATAAGTCTAAGTCCAGCGGGTCTTCCTGTTGGAAATTTATATCCCGCCGCCTTCGCTTTTTTCATCGCCGCCGCAGATTGTCCGGGCGTTGCGAACTTAAATCTACTTGGCCCTGTTGCAATGGGTTTTTTCTTTACTGGCCCACCAGATATTGGCTTTTTTGTAACACGCCTACCATACTTTACTGGCTTTGGTCTAGTCGGTGGCCCACCTCTTGGTTTCGGAACTACTCGTCCTCCCCCAAATGGTGACTTCGGAGGTTTCAATATTCCCCTTGCTCTTCCAACTTGTGGTGGTCGTAATGTTCCTTTTACTGACCCACCAATACGCCCAGTTACTTTTGTTTTCTTAGGTAATATACTACCTACTCTTCCTGTTTTCTTTCGTGGCATTATTGTTTCTCCTTGAATATTTTTTCACCACAATAGGGACAGTAAACTAAAATGTCTACTCTTCCCCATCTTTTTTTAAAAAATTTAAGAAACGATCTTTCTATATAAGCAAACCACAAATAAGCATCCCACCAATCATCGTATTCAATGAAACCTTCTGCAACTGCATCTTCAAAATAATTCCATCCATCTTCATCTCGAAAGTTACAATTGTGTTGCATGACTTTTTCTTAAAACAACCATCTTAACCCCTAATGATTCTCTCGGTTGTTAATTCTTTCCCTCTCTCATTTCTGAGAGCCACTCCGCATTCAATATTTTTAGAAAGCTGGCCAACTTTACATATTTTCGTTACCGAAAACCGACCACATAAAGCCAGCAATTACCCTTTCGTTCTAGATAGTGGCTTACCCATCCATGGCCTTGAAAGGGACAGTTTATTATTCAGAAACTTTTTGTTTGCTATCTGGATATCTACCAACATACTTAAATCTAAAACCATCCGCATCTTCGAAATACGCAACTTCAGAAGAATCAATGCTATACCCGTCACAAAGTTTTTTCCATTCCTTCCAACTACCAATATTATGAACCCTCCTCATTTCTCTAATTCCAGCCTTTGTTATCATTTATTCCTCCCGCCATCCATATTTTATTTATAATTCAGAAACTTCTTGTTCACTATTCGGAAAATTTAATATCATCCGTGCCCATGCTTCCTCATCCTCAAATACCTTCAAATCAATATCCTTTGGAATTATATGTTTTTCTACGATATCTTGCATATTTTTATACAAGCTATAATGGTCTAGTCGTTGGGCTTTCAAACTTTCAAAACTCAATACCTTCAATATTCCCAATATTCCCCTTTTAAATTCCTGGAAGTTTATTGCCCCGACTTTATTATTTTCCATTTTTGCTATTTATACCCCAATTAAAACACTGATTACGTATAAAATTGCCCCTATTCCCATAAGTGAAAGCCCCAAAATCCTAAATGATACTTCACCAATCTCTAATATTTTATCTATCATTTTTATTTTCCTTCCTCAGAAAACTTAAAATCATCCGAGCTGTAGTCTCTTCGTCTAATTCCTTGAAATCTATATTGTTGAACGATGCCCGACTATGGAATGTTTCCACAGGCACCTCATATTTTTCTACAATTTCTTGCATGGTTTGATACAACTGATAGTGATCTAATCTTTGTCCCTCTAAACTCTCCTGTGCTAATACCTTTAATAATCCCACCATTCCCCGTTTAAATTCAGAAAGATCGCTCATATAACCCTACTTCTTTCTTCATCTTATTGCTAATTCCTGCCACGCCTCTAAATGTTTTTCAATATGATATTCAATTCTAGTATCTCTATCATAATCAGAAATGGTAAGTTTCGTAGATGGACATGTATCAGAATTCACCTCTAACTTCCAAGGATGGAAAGTAACAGTAATCTTCATTACCCGTTTATCTAGATTATTCACAGTGCTTTCCTCTATCTTTATTATACCATGCGTTTTCCAAAATCAGGCGTTTTTCGGCGTTAGGGAACCCAATCTCCTGAGGTAAAAAAATAAATCTTTTTGCTTGACAGCTTTTTCCAAAAACCCCCATTTTTACATTTCTGACCACAATCATACTCATTTTGGGTACAGTACCATTATTGTAATGCGATTACATCACTACCGTACCATATCCAGAAACTTAACCAATTAAATATACGCATACAGGCTAAATATCACACGCAGACAGACTGTTACCACTTATGAATGGTGATTCTATTTTCCTCCAGTCTTTTTATAAATCAGCGCGATACAATCAAAACAAATATACCCCCCATGCTTAAAACGAAACCAAGTTAAACCCGTTGGTGTTTCTAGTAATGTTCGCCTACAATTAACACAAAACTCCAGATGGTTAAATTCTGTCTTTGGCATTATTCCTCCAGTAAATTTGGATTTTCATAGATATTGCCGATGATTTCAACATCTCCCTCTATCATTCCCCACTCAAAACCACCATCCCAAAACCACGCTCCAAGACTGTCGTGCCATCCAACTTCCCCAAGATTACTATATTTATCTTTTAAAATATCTCCCTCATAAATTTCTTTTTCATGCGTATCTTTCAATCCCGTGTATTGCATTATCTCAAAATTGTCACACCCTTGTAACTGTTTAATTGCCTCATTAATCCCAGTTGGTTCGATATTTTCTATTTCTGAACTATCATAAATCATCCTGCTCTCAGAAGAATACCAGAATCGAAATTTTATTTCTCTCATTTTTTTCACCTCACTCATATATTACCATATCTAAATATGCTTGTCAAGTGGTATGTTAGAAATATTATGGTTATATTTAAACTCTACTTGCCCCCACCAAAAAAATTCAGACCAAAAACTCTCACGAGTTCATCATAATGTTCTTTGTCTATCTTCCCTTTCAATGGAATAAAACTCCCAACACAACTTGAATAGAACGTTTCTCCAGGTATTTGTTCGTAAACATAATAATAATCTTCTTCAGTCTCATAAAATCCCTTGAGTCGCACTACTTTAAACAAATCTAGCACAAGCTCTCCTTTATGTTGCTTGATTACTTTTAAAATTTTTTCTTTATTACCCACTTTACCTCCAACCAATAGATTATCATAATTAAAAACCCTTGTCAAGCTTTTTCTTTCTTTATTTCGTTTCCCCAAACATCCCACCCATCGATTTCCTCTCTCGCAAATAATTCTATTCTTGATAGGTCTCCTACAAGTTCAATAATTCTGTTTCTTATTTCATCTGGTTTCTTTGAGTGTTTATATTTTGGGGTCATGATTATTTGTTTAACGTTTTTTGTCCTTCTCCAATATTTACCTTTTCTTGCTATTAAACAATACTCTGCATTAGATATTGTGTATCTACCCAATCCATCTCTCCGCACTCCACTCATATCATTTTTCATTTTAATCCACACAAAACCGATTGTGGCATATTTGAACCCCCATGCCCTAATAACTTCAAACACCTTTTCCATAAAAGGAGCAGTAGTCCATAAAAATAAATAACAATCCCTATTTGCTAAATCATGTATTGGTAATGCTTTTATGTCTTCTAACTTCATAACTGGATAATGTTTATCCGCCATCCCCCAAAAATGCCCAGTAAGATTTTTTGTATTACCATAATCCCATGGCGGGTCTGCATAGATAATTTGGTATTCTTTATCTGGAAACGGGATCATTCTTCCTCCTGTTTCTAAAGCAAATAAGACGGGCGGTATTTGTTATTTTACTCTAGGTTCCTATGCTTTAAAATTCACAATCTTTACCAACTCACTAGCAATTATTGCGTTTTTAATCGCATCCCAAGTCCTCCTGTCAAATTTTCCATCTAATAAATCAAGATAACGAGTCCAGTCCTCACCAGCCCTGGGTTTCCTGACGCTCATAACACACCCAAAATGCCGTTCACTAGCTTTAATTCTATAGCAATATTGCTTGGTGTAAATCCTCACTCCTAAACTTGATTCTTTTTCTTTGATGTCGGAGCAATATTTTTTAATTAATGCCTCCGTGTGAAAATCCACATAATCATACACCTTTCCCCAAGGACAAATTTCTTTAAGCCATTCCTTGAACTGGCTTTTCCAATTTTTCATTTTACCTCCATTTTTATACCGCCCATCTTAACTTGCGGTTTTCTATCTCACCCATATACTACCATATAAAAACATGCGTGTCAAGTCTTTTCTTTCTGATATGCTAAAAAAATAACATTTATTATTACTTACTGATTACCTCCCCCTAATTGGCTAAATGGGGACATTGGGTCTATTCCGATGGGATTGATAGGGTAGATGGGATAAGTCGGGCTCGCCTCCACCTCCGACATCACGTGTTACGCTACCTCACCCCGAGAGATGGAGAGTGTTGGTAGTTTGTACTAATGCTTGCTACCCCATGTAACATTGAAGTTACAAGTGTAACATTGGGGGAAAGTGTCGTTACAGATCGTTACAAGGCAGATGCATTGAGCCCAAGTATGTGTGTTTCATTGCATTAACTATACATATGTGATAAGTTGTTGCATTCGTTTAGAGTAGGTGGTAAGTATCTAATGAAGGCATTGTATGAATAATTAGTATAAGGTAATATTTAATCATACTCAAGGTTAATTAGATGCTATCTTTGAGAGGGTAACGCTTGCCTGTATTTGCAGGAAGTTCAAGCGTTACGCTCGATTCACACAATAGATAAAGGTATTACTAGTAATATAGCATTAGGTTAATAAATAGAGAAAAACTAATAGAATACATATAATCTAATATTCTTTTATTCTTTTAAGATAGAATATTTCTCTTGATAGAAATATTCTTATAAGAGTCTTTATACGCATGCGGGCGTGTGGGGTCGACCTCGAGAGATTTGTTTCTTGGAATTGAGGTGGCATGAAAGATGCAATTAGCAAGATTCATGCCAGATGATTAATTTGATGCGATGATATTTTATCTCAATAAATGGCTAGTCGCAAACGATGATATTTATTTTAAATTTCACCCCCCAAACGGCTTGACAAGTGGAATCGATCGGCGTATCTTCTGGGTGAGGTGATAAAAATGAAAGAAGAAGCAAGGAAGTTAATTGTTGATATATGGAATAAAAATACCCAGTGGCATGGGTGTGTTAGTATACCAGTTGAAGAATTAGATCGGAATGAACGGTTGCTAATAAGAACCTTGCCGTTTGAGGGAACAATCAGGAGGCCATTAAGGTTAAGATTTTATCAGCCAAAGGCAGATCATATCTGGAATTTTTATATTGTAGATGATAATTGGGAAAAAGGGGTAGAAAAATGAAAAATGAAAGAATAACAATTAGGCAATATGATAACAAATGGCAAGTAAAGACGTGGACAGGTACAATAAAAGAGGCAATGGATATTGCACTTGTTGAAATATCAGAACATGCAGGAGGGGATTCTCCTACTTATATCTTTACTAATGCAATATTTAATAAAATCAAATAAATAGGAGGAATAAAATGAAAAAACAAGAAAAAGGATCATTTTCGGCATGGATGATTAGGAATTTCTCAGTTCAAGAAAGACAAGACATGGCTAATCATGGTGTGGATGGAGGATTCCATCATCTCACCTATTATGTTGACACAGCGAGACTACATGATAAGTTTGGGGATGAAATTTGGGACAAACTCTATGAAGACGCAGAAAATCAAGGGATGAATATCATGGAGTTTATAGGAACATTTAATGGTAGTAAAGATGTTGGCAATTTAACACAATTAAAAAATCTGTTGGTTTGGTATATGGCAGAAGAGATAGCAAGAGAACTAACAGAAGAGGATTAAATGCGGTGTCATGCACAGTATTGAAGTTTATCAGCAATTGATTTGAAGTTAAACTATAATAAGGAGGATTAAATGAGAAAACTAACAAACGCATTACAATTTATGTTTGGGTGGGTTGTGTTTTGGTGTATTATTGCATTCTTATTGTATCTTATTTTGAAGGGGTAATATTATGGGCAACATCAAAATATATGATTGGGGCTTGTGGGAGGAATTATGCAGGCACTACAATATTAACCCTCGTAAATATACTGATTTTAGTGTTGGATGTAGACAGATAACGGGGGGAGAAAGTCTTGATTATGAATACATCGGGGAAGTCCCCGAAAAGGAGGAATAAATGAGCATTCTAACCAAAAAGGAAAAAGAAGAAATCATTAGTCGCTCAACATATTGGAATGAAGTCGCGAGAAGGGAGAATTCTAGTACCATTTTATGGACAGAATTAAATAAAATTGCCAGAACTTTGGGCGTTAGAATACTATGGATTTTGGAAGACTATTCAAAAAAGGAGAAGTAAATGAAAGAAAAATATCGATTTACACGAGCAGGACACTGGGGTCTAAGAGAAAATAAGGAAAAGATAATAATTAAAGTCGAGAACATCAATCCGTGGGAATTCAGGGGACATTTTGATGGACAGAAAGGAATTAATTTTGTCTTTCAATATAAAGATGTTAAAGAGATAAAAAAGGGGGGTTAAATGTTTATTCCAAAATTAATCTATGAGCTTGGGTTTTTAGTGTTAGCACTCGTTGTTCTATATAAGGTGTATCTTGAAATATCCAGTAATTGGAGAATTAAATGATTGAATACGCTGAAAGAGTGTTGAGTTTTGTGGGCTTATTGCTGATATGCATTTGGTTTGCAATCTGGCTTTATTGTGTTCATGGAGCAACAAAGAGGAAATGAATATAAAAAAAGACCCGAATGAAAGAGATATTCTTACAAAAGCCGAATGCGATGAAATCCATTCAACTGAATTCGGAGAGATGCCACTTCCCTCTGACCATTGGAGTATAAGAAAAAAGAAGCGAGCATTTAGATTGAAACATTTTGGTATTCAGCCAGTATGTAAGGCTTGCATTTTTAAATGTTATGTGTTAAACTATAGTGGCTTTTTTAGTTGCTATAAATTTATAAAGAGGAGGTAAAAAATGAAATATTGTTGCCAAAGATTTAAAGAAGCAATCGAGTATCACGAAATTACAAAAGTTAATTATCCAAGTGGCATAGAATTTTTTCTCTGCGTGGTTGAAGGTGTAGAATCTAGGGTATATTATTGCCCCTGGTGTGGTAAGGCAATATGACATATTATGGAATTGAAAGAGGAAAAGGAGAAATAAATGAAAAAGAAAAAAGAACAAATTAATGCAGAACAACATTATGAGCTTACGAAAAAATACATGGCAAAAGGAATTAAAAAAGCGAGTTACAAAGCTTATGAAAAAGTGATGGGAATAAAATGATTAGAATAATGCTAAGGAGGATTAAATGACAGAGGAACAAAAGAAAAGATGTGTCAAACTTTTAGTGCAAATTTCAAAAAACATGAGAAAAAACGCAAAGAGATATAAACTCGACAAGAGGTTTAACAGGGAATCCAAACGGTATTTCGAAGGTGTATCTTGGGGCTTTTTGGATGCCGCTAAAATATTACGGGATTTTATGTAAAAGGAGGGAAAATGAAAGAGGATTATTTTGACAAACTTTATGGGGATGTATTTCCTGACTGGCTCAGGGACAGGGAAGCAAGTGAGCTTGAGCCTCGGTGTACTTATTGTGGTGTGCTTGTTGATTTAAGCCAGCAGTTTTGTTGTGAGAACTGCGAGAATGCATATTATGATGAGGCAGATTTATATTGGGCAGACAGGGAAGAAGAGAACGATTTAAGAAAAAAGGAGGATTAAATGATCAATCATCTAAAAATGGCGCTTTGGCACTTACGGCAAGCAAGGCTCATTGCTCTCCAAGTCAAGTTTCTGCACATTAAATATTTGGATTTAATTATTTATAACGTGGAACATGTTAAGGAGTTGAAAGAGAGAAGAGAAAAGGAGGAGAAATGAAAACAAAAAATTTAATACTCTGGATTGAAAATCTCATGGAAATGGTGTGGGAAGCATACGAGCCAAAAGATTATGATAGGGGATATTTTGAAGAGATTAAAAAGCGGTTAGCACAATTAGATAAAATTAATGAACCTCCCGATGATGTTAATGTTCCATTCTAAAAGAGAAATAAAGTGTTGACATTTGCATTAGTGTGTGCTATTATAGGAATGGTGGCGATTATGGTAACATGCATATTGAAAAGACATAACGCCCTTATGAAGATTTTGAAGGAACTTCTTGAAAATGGAAACAACAGATTTGGATGATTATTTTATTCTACGAGAAATGAAAGAGAAAGAGGTGTTAAATAAACAGATGAAGTCAGGGTTGAAAATGCTCGCAAAATGGGAAGCGGTGTTCAAAGAGGAAAACCCCAAATTATTTGAGAATATGCTGAATGTAAAAATCCCATATTGGAAAAATTGGATCGGAAAATATCAATGGGTAGCCCCTAGTATCACCAATATTCTACAAGAAAGTTGGGATATTTATAAGGATTTAAAGAGGAAGGGGGAGACTGAGACTCTCAATTCTTTATTTTAACGAAGGAGGAGAAATGAAGTTAGTAAGAATAAAACATTTTTGGTTGGAATTAAAGACAGATAAAACTACAGAGGAGTTTATTGATGAACTTGATGACTTGTGTAGTCGTTATGCACGAGCAACAATTCACCATCCGCATTATGAATTTGATTTCCAAGAGGAAGACTAAAAAATGAAATCTAATTTTAAACAACGGAAATCGACAAGCGAAAGACCGAAAGTAATAATGGAATTTGCAGAAAAATGGTACGACAAATCAACTAGGCAGATACGGTTTGATTCTGGGAGTCAGCTTGTTAATTTTGTGCGTGTTATTTTAAATGCTTGACATGAGATATATTTTAGTATATTATGAAAATGAATGGCAGAATTTATAGATTTTTTAAAATACTTTGGGAAGTAATATGAAAAAATTAAATATAGATAAAGGACGGTTGCAACATAAATATATGAAAGAAAATAAATCAAGTAGAGAAGTGGCACAGCTGTTTAATTGTGCTCATACAACTATTTTACGGTATTTAAAAAGTTTTAAAATCCCACGAAAGTCCGTGGGTTCTTCGTTAGCAGGTCGTTTCAATCGAGTTCTGGGCTCTGGAGAATCTTCTATAGCATGGAAGGGAGGAAGTAACCCGTATTGGTCAAGAAAAGCCCACAATGCGTGGGAGGAGTATTGGCGTGAATGTGTGCCAAATGGATATTGGTTACATCATTTTGATAGGAATAGAAAGAATTTTCACATAACTAATTTAGCGTTACTAACCCCCCAATTTCATGGACATATACATGGAAAAAATGGAGGGGGAACTATAAATCACAAACCAAATTGTCAGTGCCATATTTGTAATAGGGCACGAGGAGAATTAATATTATGATAGGAACAATAAGTTTTATTAGAGAAAAGGATGGAACAAGGGGCAAATATTTAACCCTTGCCTTAGAAGATGGAACAAAAGGACTCGTAGTTAATGATGAAAAGATTATGGAGGCGGTAAAAGAGGGAGAGACATATAATTTTACAGTAGAAAAATCTGGGGTATATACAATCGTTACTGGTATTATGCTCGCATGTGAGGAGGACATACCTGAAAAACCCCTTGCTCCTGATGGGCAAAAAACAAAACCTCAATATAAGGTTAGTCAACCTACTGCTAGTAGTTATAAGTCGGAGTACATGAAGAAGAGGACTCCAGCGGAGACTGCGATTATTGCAAAACAGGCATTCGCAAAGGCTTTAATCGAGGGATATGCTCGGTTATGGACAATAAGTAGAGATATGTTTGAGGATTTTGATGAATTTAACGATAAAATAAGAGTTGATGCTGATGCGTATGTAGATTGGCTTGAAATAAAAAAGGAGGAAAAATGAGAAAAGAAGACCATTGGGGAGACCCACATAAAGTAAAGAAAGGAAAATGTCAGGCATGTAATGGACGTGGGATTGTGCCGAACCCAAATGGCCCGATGCAAGTTTGTCCATTATGCGGTGGTAGTGGGAAGGGGAGAGACACAGAATACATTTGGAGAACTCCTAATGAAAGCAACCCTCAATCCTAAGTTAGTAAAAACCTGCATCAATAGAGCAAGGGCAATCTTGAATGGACAGTCAGACCTACCCACTGTCCATTATAATGGAGATAGAACAGGCATTCACTTATCAGATTTACAGGGTTGTCCCCTGCTCTCATATTATCAAAAGCAGATTGGTAAAGACGCACCACCTAACGATGACAGGGCAATTTTGTATTTCACAAGAGGTAGGGCTGTTGAAAGATTTCTAGCAGAGGAACAGGAGGGTATCACCGTTGATGATATTTCTTGCACTGCCGATGGCTTCTATTTAGAGCATGGATATTTAGAAATTAAATCCACTGCTGAACAGATGGATTTTTTCGATCCCTTGACTGCTCATCCTGAATGGATAGAGCGTATTTTGGGGTACTGTCATGCTTACAAGCAAACACATTGGAACTTGGTAGTGTTTTTTGTTGTAGGCAATATGCCTAATAGGTTGTGGTGGAATATTAAGGAGTTTGGTAAGTCTACAGAACCATATGTGGGTATAGCATTAAAGGCGTGGCGTTTGTCCTTTACGGAGGCGGAGATTGTTAATAACTGGGATGTTATGTTAACACGCAAACGTCGGCTAGAGGACTGTTTAGAGACGGGCGTTCCTCCATCAAGGGAGTGGATTGATGAGCAAACTCAGGAATGGCAACATAAAATCTGTTCGGCGAAAGACATTTGTTATTATTTGAATGAGGAGAAATAAATGAGTAAAGAAAAACTTCCAGAGATGGATATACAGCAGATAACTTATCACTGTACATATTGTCAAAATCGCGTTGAGGCCGCATTGATTTTAACCCCCTCAAAGAAAAGGGTGGTATATATTTGTGCCGATTGCTTAATCAAAGCATTTGATAAAGTTTTAAGGGAGGAATAAATGAATATTAACTTTCGAAGATGGGCGTGTTTTAAGTTTTGGAATATGCCTGAATGGCTATCTAAACTTTTTAATTGCGAGAGGTATTACACAATGCCTGAACCACCCTTAGACCCCTATCCAGAACCGCCTGAGCTTCCACCAGAGCCTCCACAGCCACCTGTTCCACCTACGCCTCCATCCCCCACTAAGCACAAACTTGACCCTAAAAAGGTTTATAAGGCAGATGGAAAGCACAAGTTAGTCTGTCCAGTTCTTATTCCCACCTATGGAATTAATAGACGGATATTCGATAAAGATGCTGAATGGTTTGCAGATAAGTTCGCACAACAGGGATGGGGTAACTTTATGAGACTTTTTGTAGCTGGTAACTGGGAACCGTTCTGGCAACAGGAGAATAGGCTTTGGTTTCCGTATCTTAAAACTGTACAGAGTAAATATTTTGACCTCAATAAAAAGAACCTGAAACATTTTGAGTGCCTTTTTCGCAGAGCAGACTATCTAGCGGAAAGAGATATTATGCCCATGTTTACCTTGCTTGATAATTGTTCTACTCATATAGGTCGCCCTGGTTTTTGGAGCACACATTGGATGAATGGAGACAGGAATATTAATAATACCCATAATGAAGCGTATTCATTGGTACATTGGTATGAATACAATGGGCTACCACCTTATTCTAATCCGAGTAAAGAGAGAGAGGGTATGCGTGAAACAGGTAAGATTCTCATGGATTTGTACGGATATGTTTTGGATGAAGCTAAAAAGAGATATGGTGACTTCTTTTTGGTCGAAATAGGCAACGAAATCCCTGCTAGAATTGATTACCATTATATGATGAAAAAGTTTATTGATAAAACACTGGGTGGAGATAATTACTGGAGAACATTTACAAGTATGTTCCATGACCATTTCTATGCGTCAAGCGTACATGAAAGCTGTATCCCAGTAGTGCATGGTGTTCAGACTATGGCTGGTTTTGATAAAAGGAAACAACTTGTGCCAGCCAATTCAAATTATATGGTAAGTATGGATGGGGAGATGCCACTCAAGACTATTGCAAAAACAAAAAAAGTTATAAGCTATATCCTTAACAGCGGTTCTATCGGGTACGAGGGGAATATCAGACCCATCTTTGAATGGAAGGATAATAAATGGGTGAATGTGTGCGGGCATGAAGATTTTACATTTAGAACCCTTAGGCTTGGACTATGTCGAGCTTTCGGCGAAGCCTTTGAGGAATATTTAGGATAGGAGGAAACAATGAATATTTTATTTAAAGTTGCTGTGGGGGCAGTTCTGAGTATTTTGGTTATGATGTTTTTTATTGTCATAATTGGAATGTGGCTTACATTCCCGTTATGGTTTTCTGCGTTAATTACCATTTTATTAGTTCTAGGAACAACCATATTTATTATTTTTGCTAAGGATGTTTAAAGGAGGAAACAATGGCATGGTATTGGATAGCACTAATCATCTACGGAGGAATCGGATTTCTCTTGGGTATGTTTATTTCAATCCTGGACTGGCAAAATGCACAATATGCACCGCTTTACATTGTGATGTGTACTATTATCGGAGTTCCGTTATTTCTGGTTGGGATTTTTGAATGGATGATTTCAGGGGAAGGATGAGGGAGGTGAAATGAAAACACTGTCGTGGAAAAAACTAAAGGAACTACTAGGCGTAATGTTTGTTTTTAGTGGGACTCATGCAAAAACTATAGGAGTTTCAAAGGGAAAAATACAGGAAATTAGAATGGCTCATCGACAAATTCGTAAGTTGATAGAGACGGAGGAGAGAAATGAAAAGAGATGATAAAACTCAAGCATGTCCTCTTTTGGACAACAAACAAAGATGTAAAGCGATGGTTACGTTTTGTTCCGCAATGCTAGAGCAAGGCAATTTTTACCAATGCGAAATTTTTCAAGGCTATAGTTTTTGTAAATTAAAAGAGGAGGAGAAATGAGAGAATCCTTACTTCTTCTTCGAGATGCAAAATCCTTTAAGAAACTGTGTCGCAAAATAGACCACGATTTTAATTGCAAAGGAACTAACTGTGATAATTGTCCTATTACAATATTCGCAAGAGTCGAGTGGCTTGTTAATAATAAAGGAATGAGTTTGGGAGAAGGCTATAATTGTAGTGTGAGAAAACCAAGTGAATGATCTATTAGATTCAGCAATGTTTTATCTCAACAAACTACGTTGGCCTGTAATTCCCATCAACCCAAAAGATAAAAAGCCACTTATACCCATGTGGAAAATGTATCAAGAAGAGTTTCCTACACATCAACAAGTAGTGATTTGGTTTAAAAAGTGGGAAGATGCAATGATAGGCATTGTTACGGGTTCGATAAGCAATTTAGCCGTGATAGACGTGGACACAGAGGAAGGCAAAGAAGAGATATACAGCCTATTGTCCCCAGACTTCCATTGTCCTCTGTGCTATACTCCTAAAGGACTCCACCTATATTGTCAGTATCCCAAAGACCTGAGAAACCGAGTCCGAGTGCTTAAAGGAATAGACATACGGGCTGAGGCTGGATATGTCATTGCCCCACCATCGAAAAATTTTACTGGCAAACAATATGTATGGGATGAAAAGTGGCGTGTTCCTGAAACACCCATTCCAGAGTTCCCAAGGGAAATGCTAGATAGTATTGATATGAACCCAAGATATAACCCTATCGAAATTGGGTTACGGCATTTTCAGGAAGGTAGGCGAGACGATGATTTGTTTAGGGCTGCAAACCTGATGTTGCGTGGCGGAGCTTCTAAGGAAGAGGTTCTGGTGTATATCAAAGCTCTAGCTGCTCAATGTGTTCCTCCCTTTCCAGAAAGAGAAGCTGAAAGAAAGGTTGAGTCCGCAGTTCAACGAGCATGGAGAAGAGACCATAGTTTGGTGGATGAAGTCAAAGAATATTTAGAGGTTACAAGGGGGTTGTTTAATGTTACAGAGGTTACGAGGGCGTTACAACTCGTTACAAAGGAGGACAGAAACAACCTGAGGGTTATTTTACATCGATTAGTACAAGACGAGAAAATTGAGCGTCACCCCAAGAGAGATGGGGTATTTAGGAAGGTTATACATGAATCTACGCCCCTTGATTGGATTAATGCTCCTGTTGAAACAGTTGACCTCTGGCTCCCGTTCGACCTGCACAATGTGGTTAGTATTTATAAAAAGAATGTGTTAGTAATCGCTGGCGAGAAAGATTCTGGAAAAACAGCTATGATGCTTAATCTTATTGCCATGAACCAAAACAAATGGGATGTCAAATATTTTACAAATGAGATGGGAGCGTCGGAATTAAAACTACGATTGAGCAAATTTGAGGATGTTAAGGACTGGAAGTTTAAGGCATCTGAGCGGACTTCCCACTTTAGTGACGTTATTTCCCCCAATGCTTTAAATCTGATCGATTACTTAGACCCAGGCGAAGCTGCATATAGAATTGCAGGACAACTAAATGATATTTTTGAGAAGCTAGTGGATGGTATTGCAATAGTAGCAATCCAAAAAAGTAAATATAAAGAGTTGGGGCGTGGCTCAGATTATGGTTTGCAATTAGCTCGTTTATATCTTACGATAGGCAATAATCAAATAAAGATTGTTTCAGCAAAAAATTGGAAATCTATCAAAAATCCTAATGGCTTAGTGCTTGACTTTAAATTAAGAAATGGCTGTGCTTTTACTGGAAGCACCTGGCATGAAGACTATGATGAGAAACCCAAGAGGAGGTTTTAGAATGAAAAAGAGATGGTGTAAGGATTGTAAATTTTATGAGATGATATATAAGAATAGATATTTGTGTATTCATCCCGACGTTTTAAATCGTTTTCTTTTTCTCGGCTGTAAGTACTATACGCGTAGATGGTGGAAATTTTGGAGGTGAAAGTGAGAGAAATAAAATTTAGGGCTTGGGACAAGTGGAAAAAAAGGTGGGTAGAAAAAAATTTAATGTTATTGATTCCCAGGAGTGAATTAAGGGAACTTACTCAGGATGGAATTGATTTCGCTGATGATAATAGATACGAACTAGTGCAATATACAGGGCTGAAAGATAAGAATGGAAAAGAGATTTACGAAGGGGATATAATACCGAGAACTTTTTACGGCTTTGATAATCGTCCATCTATTGAAAATGGCATTGTGGTCTGGGAAGAATATAAATGGCGACTACAATTTCTAATAGATTTTGGCAAGCCTTATACAACTTCTATTATACCTGGGCATGAAAATTCACAAGAGGTTATCGGCAATAAATATGAGTGCAAGGAGGAAATAAAATGACACCAGATAAAAAGATAGGTATTCCTATGGCAGTCCCTATTATCGGTGGGGAACAACAGAAGGTAAGTATGGATGAGGTAA